ATAATCGTAAAACACTTTTTATAGATAAGTTCAAGGCATACATAAATGAAAAGAACCGAATAAACCATATATTATTTGATTTTTATGCAAAATATTTGTTTCGTAAGTTAAAGTTTGGAAGACATATCAATATCAAACGAAACGAACAAAAGATGATAAGTAATTTTAAGAAGATGTATGGTAATCCTGAAAATGTAGTTATTTGTATTGGAGATTGGGAACAACGAAAACAAATGAAATACAAAGAACCCACATTAGGAATAGGAATGCGAAGTTTGCTTCGTAAAAACAAATACAATGTGTATTTAGTTGATGAGTTTAGAAGTTCCTGTAAATGTTCCAAATGTGATGGAGGAGTATGTGAAAAGTTTATGGTAAGGAAAAATCCAAGACCAAATAAAGATGATATGCGGTTGGTTCATGGGCTACTACATTGTAAGAATGGTTGTGGCGAGTGGAACAGAGACCGCAATGGTTCATCAAATATTTACAAGATAGCATATCAAGCAATATATGGTTTAGAAAGACCGAGTTATCTATGTAGAACAAGTAATCAAGCAGTTTTAACGAATTGCTATAAACAAAATATACACAAGGTATGAAAAGACCTAAACTTCGAACCTCTTTTTATGCGGATTTTTGTCCCATTTTAAATGTCCGAAGGTGTATAATCAATATACAATAAGTTTATATAGTTTATTTTAGGATTCCTTTTTCTATTGAATCATTATAACAATGAACAAAACACATAATTTAGATATACACATGTATAGTTTACAAGATTTATTGGGTTTGTTTGATATTGGTTATGATATATCAATGGAAGACATAAAACGCGCTAAGAAAAAAGTACTAATGACGCATCCTGATAAATCTAAATTAGATGCAAAATATTTCTTATTTTATAAAAAAGCGTTTGAAGTGGTTGTGCAATTTTATGAAAATCAGCATAAACATACACAATCTAAACAAAATACAACTCAGTCTGTATACGAAGCAAACCAACACAGTAAAAACGATGAATCTGCAGATAAACAAGTATCATCTGTATTAAATAAAATGTCGGTAAACGATTTTCAATCTAAGTTCAACAAACTATTTGATGAGAACATGACGAAAAAAATCGACCCTACTAAAAATGAGTGGTTTACAAATAACGATGAAACGTTTCAAATTAATGAGAAAGTGACTAATAAAAATATGGGGGAAGTATTTAACCGAATAAAAGATACACAATCTAGTATGGTAAAATATAGAGGGGTCGAGAACCTATATGTGAATAGTGGGTCTGGTGAAAAAATTTATGACGATGACAATAATGATGAATATGTGTCTACTGACCCTTTTAGTAAATTGAAATTCGACGATTTACGAAAAGTTCATAAAGACCAAACTGTATTTGCTGTTAGTGAACGAGATATAAACAAAGTACAACAATATTCATCTGTTGACCATTTTATGCGTGAACGTGGGAAACAAAGTTTGTCTCCTTTAGAAAAACAAGAGGCAGAACGATTATTAGCACAACAGGACAAAACCTACAGACAACGTATGATGCAAAAAGAATATGATGCAAAAATGAAAACCATGCAATATGAAGAAAAAAACAAGTCTGTATTATCTAATTTTTTACGTATTAAATATTGATACACTGGTTATGCGATTATTAGTTCATTGTCATATTCATTTTTCTTTGCTGGAACAGCCAGGGTTTATCCATATCCAACAATAAATGGTCATAATTGGTTTGTTTATTTTCAATATCACTGTAATTTTCATATTGGGTAACGGTTGGAGGAGTTATCATATACCAAAAATATTGCATTTGTAATCGTTTCCAGTATATATCTAGTGCAAACATCTTTGCATTACTTGGATTACTGACTAATTGTTGCACGCCTTCTTTGAAATTTTGTATCAATGGGTCATAAAATGACTTCTTTACTACATAACCAGTAGTAGTTTGACAATTAAATACACGCGCACAATATTCGGTAAATTGTTGATATGGTGGTACATTGTTTCCACCTATAATTAAAATATCCCATTGTATCTCTTTATTGTCAACAAATTTTTGTATATTTTCTTTCAATAATTCGGGATTGGTAAAAGTTATGTCATCTTCACAAATAAAAACATATTCATATTCTCTCTTTTTTGCTAGTTCTAGACATTTTATGTGACTCATAGTGCAACCTACTGCTCCTGATTTTGGTCGAATAGCATTTACCCGTTCAGCATTTATATTCATTTTCTTGAATTCAGATAGTGCATGTTCTAATCTATCGGTTCTATGCTCTAAGTTAATAAATAATGTGTGTTCAAATAAGTTTACCATATAAAAATATGAATCTATATATTTTTATATCATTGATTATGAATAAATTAAAAATTGTTTTTGTTATCCAATATTTGTTTCTAGTTGTGTTATCATATCGTTCATCACCTGTTTTGAATAATTGGTTTCCATATTCAATGATATATTTTCCAAACGTTTTGTTAATAAATTAGTATGCATTTGTAACGCGTCATGCTTGTCATTCAATACGTCGTACATTTCTTTCCATTTTCTATTTTGTTCAATTTCTAGGTTCATTTTCTCAATATGTTCTGTTAACATTGTAATTTTGGTTATATCGTCCGCCTCTTTTTTTTTCAATTGTTCACGTATATCTCCAATGATTGTATTTTGAGTTTGTATTTGTTGACTTGCCTCATGGTATTTTGAATTCAATTCATCTAATTGTTTCTGCACGTTTACATTTTCTGATTGGTTTTGGTCGTCTTTCCATGTTACTGCTTTTTTTGTTACTGTCATTTCTACATCTTCTACGTCACTCACTTCATCTATTTCAATTTGAATATTAGCTGAATTATCTATTTTTATTGTAGGTGTTTGAGAACCATGTATAATATTGTCTTTTGGTTTATAAATATCTAATTCTCGCTCCCTCTGTAACAATTGTTGCTTCATCAATTCATCCATATTTGTTATTGCAGTATCTTTTTCGACATTATCGCGAAAATCGATTTCCTTGGGTGCTTTTTTTTCTGTCATTTGTTGATATTCTTTTTGTCGTTGGTCAAACTGTGATGCATACATTTCTTTTCTATTATCTGTTACGATAGGTGGTGTATAAATTCCATTCGATTGAAAACGATAAGCATCTGAATCTACATATCCTGGTATACTTTTTGCTTCTTGTTCTCGAATATCGTTTATCATATATGCAATAGTTGATTTATTTATAGTATGTAAATCATTGATACTCATTTTTTGTCCACTATTTTGTTCGTAAAATTTGCTGATTATATCTCGAAACCATTGCGGTTTTTTGTCTACACCCACTTTTGCAAAGTACTGTTGTACAAATGTATTATTATTGATTATATTCCACAGCATTTCTTGGTTTTCTTTAACTACATACAATGCCATTATCGTCTAAATATACATATAACAAATGTTTTATTTATATGGATATTTGTATTTTTACTTTTTCTTTTGAGTACTCGAATGTCGTTTTCTACGATGTTTTGTTATTTTTTTGCCTCCACGGACAGCCTTAGATGAGTATTGCGGGAATGTTTTTTTGATTTTATTGAAAAACTTACTTCGGTCGACTTTCGCTGGGTCTTCATCGGACAGGCGCTCGTTTTCTATCATTTTTACATAATTACTTAAAAAATAATCGACTCGGTCTAAGTTTGTGAACGGCATTTCTTCATTTTCTACAATAATATCAAAATCTGATATATGTGTTCCTCTGTTGTTTGGATTTTTTGTTGTATAAAATACTAAGTGTGTATTAATATCATTACTCTTTGGGTCCGGTTTGAATAAATCTGTTAACCATTCATTAAAAGCATTATTTGTATTCTGACTATCATCTTTATTGCAACTATTCATTTTATTCAAACTTTCTTGTATAGAATCTTTCAACTTTCCTAACGAGCTTTTTGATGAAGTTGATTTATTTTCAGACGTTTTTTTATCTTCTGTACTGGCTGTTGTGGTAGATTTTTTGATGGCGCCTGCTGCAGCAATAGATGTTTTAATCGATGATTCAACCTCGGGAGTTGTCTTATTTTTTTCCTCTTTTGACGGTTTACTTTGTTTTTGAGATGATGGTCTCATTATATTTGCGCTTCCAGCGATTGAAGAAGCGATTGAAGAAGCGATAGATGACAACAATAATGAATTACCTCCTTTCATCAATCTATGTATAGTTCCTTTTTCATTTGCTCTCATAATAATATATTCTAGTTATATTAGTATGATATTTTTTTAACTGTTAAAATATTTTTTTCGATGTTTGAAAACATATGTATCCGGGATTCTTTCCGTTTTGAAATACGTTATTTTGTCATCGATTGTTTTGAATTTACGTCTTCCACTTTTTCCGGTTAACATGGTAATGATGAAATACAATGAATACATACCACACTCATTATTTCCTCGTTGATGTTCAAATGGTGCATTTTCATGAAATGTAAACAATAATGGGTTTTCCATTTCTAGACCCTGTTTCATAATACGGATAACTAGTGTATTTACTTCGGGTGGTATTGTATCACCAGCACTATCCATATAAAAAATAAGTTGTTCTTCTAAATCAATAAACAAAGATGTCCAATGAGACCCCGATTCATTATGTTTGTCTAAATTAAAAACTACCCCTATTTTTGTAATTTTTTTTGTGACGAAATGTTTCAACTCAAATGCACATAAATCTTTCCAGACACATTCATGGTTATAGTCTGATGGACGACTATCAAAATCTATTGGTGTTGGACCTATGAATTTAAAGGTCGAATAAGCCGTCTCGTATTGTTTCAACACCTCTAATATATCGTAGTTTGTCAACCATGTTGATGGCTCTTTTTTCCAACTACCCGGATGTTTGGGCGCAAAAGAATACCGAAGTAACTCTTTTTTCACTTTATGGTCTTTGATTGTATCTAACCAACAATCCTCTTTGGAACATGTGCGCATTTTTTTTTGCAATTCTTTCCAAATCTTTTTAGGTTCTTTTGTTTTGATAATATCTTTGGAATGATGCTTATTATAAGAGGTTCGTAATTGTTCTAATACATCTGGTGTCATACAACTAGACTTATCCACTGTTTTTCCTTCTACAATGGGATTACAGTTCAATTTCTTTATTTTTCGCGTTTTACGTTGTTTTTTCCCACCATCTATTAATTTATAAGTTTGTATAGAATTCATAATATATTATAAACTATCATAATATATTTATTTCTTATTGAAAAAATCTTTGGATAAATAGTCTTGTTTCAATACTTTGTGTTTCCCCCAATACGATGATGTGAGTTGATTATTTGTTTCGTTCGTATTTTGGTCATCTATTTTTCCAAACATAGATTCTTCCTCTTCTTTTTCATTGTTTCCATATTGGGTCGCATTTTCCATTTCTTTTTGTTTGAAATGACGAATCAGTACCTTTGTATACGCATCAAATACTTCATCCACATCATTCGTTATTTGTAAATGAGGATTATCCAATTTATTTTTTGTTATAGTTAATATTTTTTCACGATATGTATCCATTTCGTTTTGTTGCTCCTGTATCATTTTTGCCTTTTCTGGGTCTTGTTTTGAAATATATTTATTGTAGGTTTGTTTGTTCATTAATAATGCCATGGTTAATTGGTCGATTTCATTAGCGGGGGTTGGGATTGTTTCTTCGTTTTCCATTGATATATATTTCTACTAGGTATTTATGTTGATTTTTTTGATTTGATATATTCTTCCATTTTGGTTAGTTGTTCGTCCATCGATATGCATGTTTTCAATAAATAAGGTATCAAATCCGTTGTTGCGACGCCTTTATACGTACTTCCATCTGGGTAAGTGTTCTCATTCACCAAATTCGGGAACAAGGCTTCCACTTCCTGCGCTATGAATCCTGCGTGCTTCTTCGGGTCGGCTTCGTCCTGAGTCTTCCATTTATATGTGCAAGGTTTCAATTGCATTAGTTTGTCTGTGGTATCTTCAATAGGTTCGATGGCG